CGCACGCGCATTGAATTTCACCCGAATCAAAGGAAATCGGAATGCCTAAGGGTGGTTTCAGACCGGGCGCCGGGCGCAAGCCAAAGCCGCGCCCTGAGCCTGTTTTGCACCCTGACGTGGCCCAGGGCATGGGCGCATCTGGAAAACAGCCTGTAGAGGCTGCCAGCGGCATTGCCGGCACATCCCAGCATCCAGACATGCTCAAGATGCTGCAGGATGTCGCGCTCGGGCTGGTCGATGCCACGCCGCTGCAGGTGCGCGCTGCCATTGCTGCGGTGCAATACACGCATACCAAGCGGCACGACGGCGGCAAGAAAGAAGAGCAGGCCGAGAAGGCGAAGGCGGTGGCCGCGAAGTTCAAGCCGACCGCGGCGCCTCTCAAGCTGGTCGGCCAGCGCTGAACCATGGAATGGACAACCGCATGCCTTGACTGGCAGGAGCGGTTGCGCGCGGGTCAATCGATCATCCCGCCGCCCATCTTCCCTGAGCGAGCCGAAGAGGCGCTAGGGGTGTTCAAGGCGCTGCGCATCGTTGACGCGCCTGGCAGTCCGACATTCGGAGAATCCTGCGCGCCGTGGGTATTCGATCTGGTGGCTTCGATCTTCGGCGCCTATGACGTGGAGTCAGGTCGGCGCCTCATTACGGAGTGGTTCATCCTGATCCCGAAGAAGAACAGCAAATCGACGATTGCGGCCGGCATCATGATGACGGCACTGATCCTGAATTGGCGCGCGTCCGCCGAGTTCAGCATCCTGGCACCTACCGTCGAGATTGCGAACAACAGCTTCTACCCGGCTCGGGATATGTGCCTGGAGCGCGTGGACGCCGATCTGTCGGCGCTCATCCATGCGCAATCGCACGTCAAGACCTTGACGCACCGCGACAGCGGCGCGAGCTGCAAGGTCCTGGCGGCGGATTCAAACACCGTCGGCGGGAAGAAAGGCGTCGGGACGCTGGTCGATGAGCTGTGGCTCTTCGGCAAGATGCCGAACGCAGAGAACATGCTGCGCGAGGCTACCGGCGGACTTGCGAGCAGGCCTGAGGGGTTCACCGTCTACCTGACCACGCAGTCAGACGACCCGCCTGCGGGGGTGTTCCGGCAGAAGCTGCAATACGCGCGCGACGTGCGCGACGGCAAGGTGCATGACCCGCGCTTCGTGCCGATCATCTACGAATTCCCCGAGCAGATGGTGAAGGCCGGCGAGCATCGCAATCCTGCGAACTTCGCGCTTGTCAACCCGAATCTCGACTACTCGGTAGACCGGGAGTTTTTGGAGCGCGAATTCAAGAAGGCCGAGAACGACGGAGAGGAATCCATGCGCGGATTCCTTGCCAAGCATCTAAACGTCGAGATCGGCCTGGCGCTCATGTCCAATCGCTGGGCCGGCGCGGACTACTGGGAGCGCAACGCGGTCGAGTACCTGGCCGGCACTGGCGGGCTGACTGAGTTGCTGCAGCGATGCGAGGTGGCAACCATCGGGATCGACGGCGGCGGGCTAGACGACTTGATGGGTCTGGTAGTGCTCGGGCGAGATTCCGATTCCGGCGAGTGGCTGGCCTGGGCCCGCGCCTGGGCGCACCCGTCCGTGCTTGAGCGGCGCAAGGAAATCGCGCCGAGGCTGCGCGACTTCGCAGCTGCCGGCGATCTGGTCTTGGTCGAAAGCATCGGCGACGACGTGGAGCAGGTAGGCGACATCGTTGAACAGGTGGCCGCATCCGGCCTGCTGGCGCGCGAAGGCGAGGGGCTGCAGGCGGCGATTGGGGTCGATGCCGTGGGCATTGGCGCCGTGCTGGACGAGCTCGAATCGCGCGGAATTCGCTCCGAGCAGATCGCCGCTGTGGCGCAGGGCTGGCGGCTGGCTGGCGCCATCAAGACGGCCGAGCGCAAGTTGGCAGAGGGCGCACTCAAGCATGCCGGCGCTCCGATGATGGCGTGGTGCGTCGGCAATGCGCGGATTGAGCCGCGCGCCAATGCCGTGATCATCACCAAGCAGGCATCCGGGTTCGCAAAGATCGACCCGGTTATGGCCCTCTACAACGCGGTGTTCCTCATGGAGCGCAACCCGCAGCCGGCGAACACCGTGGGCAATTTCATGGCGTTCCTGCAGCAGCGGCAGCAGGGGCAAGGGGCTACGGCATGAATCTGTGGCAACGCATCGTCAATCTGGTAGCGCGGCCGAAGCCTGGCGAGGAGCGCATCTATCTGCCGTACAGGCAGGCGGGCGTGACTGTCACAGAGGACACGGCGCTTACCCTGGCCGAGTGGTGGGCCTGCGTGTCTGTCATCTCGCGCACGATTGCCGCCCTGCCGTGGCATGTCTACCAGAAGACCGGCGCAGGCCGCGAGCCCGTGGACGGCACCGTCTCGTGGCTTCTGAACAATCGCCCGAACCCCGAGATGTCGGCATTCAGCTTCCGAGAGGTGCTGATGTCGCATGTCCTGAACTGGGGCAACGCCTACGCCGAGATTGAGCGCGACATGGCCGGGCGCGTCATGTCCCTGTGGCCGCTGCCGCCTGACCGCGTGGAGCCGAAGCGCACCGCAGCCGGCGCGCTGGTGTACGAAGTACGGGCTGAAGGCGGGCAGGCATATCTGCTGCAGCCGGAAAGCGTCTTCCACCTGCACGGCATGGGCTTCGATGGCATCGTCGGCTATTCGCCCGTGCGCATGGCTGCGCGGTCGATTGGCGTCGGCATCGCGCAGGACACATTCGCTGGCGCGTTCTATCAGAACGGCACGCAGATGGGCGCCACCGTGGAACTGCCGGCGAACATGTCGGCGGCGCAGATCAAGGATACCGAGGCTTACTACAACGAGGCGCACGGCGGCCCGGCAAAGGCATTCCGCGTCAAGGTGGCGGCAGCGGGCACCAAGGTGCACGCGATGGGCATGCCGTTGAACGATGCGCAGTTCATCGAATCGCGCGCGTTCACGGTCACCATGGCCGCGCGCTGGCTCGGGGTGCCGCCGCACAAGATCGCCGATCTGTCGCGGTCAACTAACAACAACATCGAGCATCAGGGCATCGAATTCGTCACCGACGCCATCGTCCCTTGGGCCACGCGCCTCGAGCAGGAGGCGAACGCCAAGCTTTTCGGAGCGCGGGCGCAAGGACACATCTACACGCGCCTGAACGTCAATGGCTTGATGCGAGGCGACGCCAAGAGCCGCGCGGAGTTCTACCGCACGATGACGCAGATCGGCGCCATGTCGATCAACGAGGTTCGCGCGCTCGAAGAAATGAACGGCATCGGGCCTGATGGCGACCAGTACCTCGTGCAGTTGAATCAGACCACGCTCGACAAGCTGGTCAATGCGCCTGAGCCGCAGCCGGCAGCAGCGCCAGCGCTGGCCCCGCCGGACGACGACACAGAGGACGAGCCTGCGGCGCCGACAAACGTCATCCGCGCTGAAGCGCTGGCCTTTTGGAGAAATCAGGCATGAGCATCGAATTCAAGGCTCGCGGGAGCGCGGGAGAGATTTGGATTTACGAACAGGTAGGCGAAAGCTTCTGGGGCGAAGGCGTGAGCGCCAAGAGCTTCCAAAAGGAACTGACCGCCATGGGCAAGGTGAGCAGCATCAACCTGCACATCAACAGCCCCGGCGGAAACGTGTTCGACGGGCTGGCGATTTACAACCAACTAAAGCAGCACCCCGCGCGCGTTGTCGTGGACATCGACGGCCTGGCGGCCAGCATCGCCAGCATCATTGCGCTGGCCGGCGACGAGATCCGCATTGCGGCCAACGCCATGATGATGATCCACAACCCGCACGGCATGGCGGTTGGCGACGCAACGGAGATGGAGCGCGTCGCAGCGCTGCTGAAGCAAGTCAAGGGCTCGCTCGCTGAAACCTACGTCGCCCGCACGGGGCAGCAGCGCTCGAAGATCGAGGCATGGATGGATGACGAAACCTGGATGTCCGCCGAGACGGCGGTGCAGCAAGGTTTCGCCGACAGCGTCACCAGCGCCAGCCCGGTTTCCGCTTGCTTTGACCTTAGCAAGTACCGCAACACGCCGCCGGCAATGCGCGCCGCGGCGGACATCCATGCACGCACGGCCGCTGACATCAATGCCGTGCGCATCCAACAACAGGCCAGGCGCATCGCTTCGCTGGCCTGAAAACCGAATTCGGCCCCGCGCCGGATATCCCGCCCGCCACTTCGGCGGGCTTTTTTTTGCAAGGACGCAAATCATGGACGAGATCCAGAAGCTGAAGGCGCGGCTTACCGAGCTGCACGAGATTTCGAAGGGCATCCAGGCCAAGGCCGACGCTGAGAAGCGCGACCTGAAGCCGGAAGAGCAGACCGAGCTCGACAACGTCATGTCCGAATTCGATCAGGTCGAAGAGGACATCAAGCGCCGCGAGCGCATCCAGGCGCAGGAGCAGCGCTTGTCGGCGCCGGCCGGCCGCGTGGTGCCGCCGCAGCCGCTGGCCGGGCAGCAGCCCGCCGCTCAGCCGCAGAACGCAGCGCCGCGCGACGGCCTGCGCAACACCCGCCTGAGCACGGTCGAGGATCGTCAACGCTGGGGCTTCCAGAACATGGGCGACTTCTGCACCGCCGTTCGCACGGCGGTCGTCAACCCAAGCGCAATGGATCAACGCCTGATCCAGAACGCGGCGCTGAGTACCTACGGGTCCGAAGCGTCGGGCGCTGATGGCGGATTCGCCGTGCCGCCCGAGTGGCGTTCGGAAATCATGCGCCTGGTGATGGGAGAGGACTCCATCCTGGCCCGCACCGACCGCCAGAGCGTCAGCGGCAACACCATCACCTTCCCGGTTGATGAGACGACCGCGTGGCAATCCACTGGTGGCATTCAGACGTATTGGGATAGCGAAGCCTCAACGATCAGCCAAAGCAAGCCGTCCCTGACCGATCTGACCATCAAGCTCAGTCGGCTTACGTCGCTGGTCCCGGTCACCGAGGAACTGCTCGAGGACGCGCCCGCGATGTCTGGCTATGTCACCAGCAAGGCCGGCGAAAAGATGGCGTTCAAGGTCAATGACGCCATCATCAACGGTACGGGCGTCGGTCAGCCGCTGGGCATCATGAATGCGCCCTGCACGGTTTCGGTGGCGAAGGTCACTTCGCAGACCGCGGCCACGTTCCACGCGGACAACGCAGTCGCCATGATGGCCCGCATGCCGGCGCAGTCGTTTGGTAACAGCGTGTGGCTGATCAATCAGGATGTGGTCCCGCAAATCCTCAAGTTGGGTTTCGCTGTCACCACTGCCGCTGGCACGGCCGCTGGCGCTGGCGCGCTGTACTTGCCGCCGAACGGCCTGGCGAACCAAAGCACCTACGGCAGCCTGCTGGGTCGTCCGATCATCGTTACCGAAGCCTGCGCCACCTTGGGCACGGTCGGAGACGTGATCCTTGCGGACCTGACCAAGTACCTGTCCGTCGTCAAGGGCAGCATGAAGGCCGATGTGTCGATCCACCTCTGGTTTGACCAGAACGTATCGGCCTTCCGCTTCGTGATGCGCATGAACGGACAGCCCTGGTTGTCGGCCGCCATCGCGCGCAAGAACGGCAGCAACACGCCGTCGCATTTCATCACCCTGGCGACCCGCGCCTAATTTCCGAACGAAAGGGAAACGGTCATGACGATTTCGCTTAATGGCCGCCTGGATGAACAGGTGACCACGATTCAAGCCGCCGCCGATCTGCTGCTGACGACCACGGTAGGTGACACGAAATACGTGTCGCTGAAGGGGTATCGCAAGATCGCCATTCACATCAACATCGCCAACGGCACCAGTGTGACGGGTTCCACCATCACGCTGAAGCAGGCGACTGCGGTCGCCGGCACCGGAGAAAAGGCGCTCGCGTTCACCCGCATGCTGGCGAACATCGACACTGGCGCAAGCCAGACGATGGTGGAAACCGCCGTCAGCAGCAACACCTTTACGACCGACACGACCAACAGCAAGAACCTGCTGTACATCATCGAGGTTGATTCGGACGCGCTGGACGTGGCGAACGGTTTTGACTGCATCCGCGTCGATGGCACGGGCCACGCGGCTACGGCTTCTCGCGGTGTGAGCGTGGTCTACCACATGTACGGCAAGCGCTACGGCGGGCTTGCTGGTGCCAACGCCATCACCGACTGATGCTGGAGCAGGCGAGGAGGACGGTAATCCGCTGGCCTCATACGCCAGATAAACCCGGTTCGACTCCGGGGCCTGCAACCAGAACACATAGAGGACAACAGCCATGAAAACTGGCACGAACGTGCGCGTGGTGCAGCCCCCGCCTATCGATGGCGTGGTGAAGGAGCGCCGCATCGTCGATGACGAGGTAGAGCATCTCGTTGAATGGACCGAGAACGGCCAGCTCGTGCAGAGGTGGTTTTCTGAGGACCAACTGCAGGAGGTCAAGGGCAAATGAACACCAACGAACGCGCGCGAGCGCAATCGGCCGCTGCAGTGGCTTTGTCACGCGCTGCGGCGCTTACCGAGGGCGCGCATGCTGGTGGCCTATACGGCGCCGTGTGCATGGCGCCTGTGCCGCACATGCTGCGCGAGTTCATTGAACTGCGCGACGAGGTCGCCGCATTGCTTGCGAAGCGCAGCATCATGACCAAGCGCGGCGCCGCGAGGATCGAAGCGCTACGCGAGCAGATGCGCGACATCCCGCAGGAAGTGCGCTGGTCTGACGGCTTCCGCAATACCGTGGTGACGGAGGGCAAGAATGCTGCGCTCACGCACTTCTTGAAGGGCAGCAGCTACACCGCCAGCCAGGTGCTCGGGCTCATCGAGGACACCGGCTACAGCGCGATTGCTGCTGGCAATACGGCGGCCAACATCACCGCCGTTGGTGGCGGCAGTCCGGCGAACGGATGGAACGAGGCGCCGAGTTCGACGCTCGCAACGCGCGGCACGCCGAGCTTCGGCACTGCTAGCAGCGGATCGCTCGCCACGTCTTCGGCGGTGGCGTTGAACATGATCGCTACCGACACGATCAAGGGCGCGTTCCTGCTTTGCCGCAGTACAGCCGGCACTGCGCCGACGACGACGGTGGGCAACACCAGCGGCGCGCTTTACTCTGCCGGCCTGTTCACTGGTGGGGACAGGGCGGTTGCAAACGGCGACACGCTGAACGTGTCCTACACCGCGAGCCTGTGAGGTGGGAAAAGTGAAACGCTGGTTCATCGCGCGCATGGTGGAGGAAGCGCCTGGCACAGATACCTGGGTTGCGAAGGTCGTGACGTACCCGAACGTGAATGCTCGGTACTGGTCGAAGGACGGATTCGCGTTCGCGCTCGGGCAACTCGCCACCAACAACCTGACGCAGTTCAACGGAGACCCGGATATCCACACGATCCCGGACGCCGCGCTCGACAACATGCTGAACACGATCCCGTCGAGCACGCGAAACGCGATGACTGCGCAGCTGACGGCTGCGGGGTTCAGCTTGACGGGCGTTACGGGGACATGGGCGCTGCGCCGGCTGCTGAGGCATCTGAAGCTGCAATTGCAAGCTGACGACGATATCGAATCCGGCGACGTGCGCGATATCGAGGACTGATTCGTGGCAACGTATTTCCGCGACTACGCAGACGCGGATGGCATCTCCGATTTCACGGAGGTGCCGACAGTCTCGGGCAACGATGCGCCGGCCTGGTCAATCGTCAACACCAACGAGCTGCAGGCCACCAGCGCCAGCAATCACAACGAGTGCTTGACATGGACCGACATCGACAGCGACGCAGACCGCGACGATGTTGAGCTGCTTTTCCAGTATTACAACGATTCGACATCGACCACGCAGCGCGTTGCGGCGGTGCGCATGGTTACGTCAGGCACGCGCACGGGCTATGCGGTGCGGGTGCGCACAAACTCGATTGACACCTATCGGTTCACGGGCGCCACCTTCACCGCGATTACGAACACGACAGTTTCGTTTTCGTCCGGGACGTGGTGCTGGGTGCGCTTTCGGATCAACGGAACCACGGTACGGGCGCGCATCTGGGCCGATGGCGACAGCGAGCCGGGCACTTGGGATTGCGACGCCACCGATGGCACCTACAGCACGGCCGGCGCAGTCGGCCCACTGAAGGGCGCTAACACCAACACGCAGAAGTGGCGAAAGCTCGGGGTAGGCACCAACGGCGACACCGCGCCTAGCAGTGGTGGCGGTGGCGGCAGCGCGTCGCTTGCACTGCGCCGCGCATTCCCGCGGCCCATCCTCAATTTTTGATAGGAACACACCATGAGCGGACGCACCTACTCCGTGACATTCAGCGCTGTGTCAGTCTCCGCTGCTCAAGACCTGTTTGAGGTGTCGGCGGCATCTAACAAGCCCATTGAGATCGTCGGCATCGAGTTGGGCCAATCATCTGATGCCGCTGACGCGCAGGACGAGCTGCTACAGATCAGCATCATTCGAGGCAACACCACAAGTGGCAGCGGCGGCAGTGCGGCGACTGCTGTGCCGTTGGAACCAAACGAAACGGCTGCAGGGGTAAGCGCCGAGGTGAACAACACGACCGTCGCAAGCGCCGGCACGGCGGTGACGCTGCATACTGGCTGCTGGAATGTCCGCGCCGGATACATCAACTGGTTCCCAGAGGGTTGCAGGCCAAGCGCTGTATCAGGCGTGGCGATGGTCGTGCGGCAGACAGCGCCGGCTGACGCCATCACCATGAGCGGCACGCTGTACGTGCGCGAACTTTCATAGCGTATGGCAATGTTCCGTCGTCCCCCTTGGTGGCCTGCGCGCGTCATTGCGCGCCCGCTTCCGAAAGGGGCGCCGGCTGGCGGTGGCACAACCTATAACGTCGATGTGGCTGAGACTGTCGGCGCAGCGGACGCCGCCAGCGCTTTAGCCATCTTGGTCGCAGCATTGAGCGAGACAGTGACGGCTACGGACGCCGTGACTTTCACGATTGTTGCATTGGCCGATGTCAGCGAAAGCGCCAGCGCGACAGACACGGTAAGCGCGACCGCCGCATCGTATGACGTGAGCGTCAGCGAAGCGGCCAGCGCTGCAGACGCGGTTGGCGTCGTGGCAGATCTGGTTGCCAGCGCAAGCGAGACGCTATCTGCATCCGATGCGTACACAGTCACGGCAGTGTTTGGCGCTGCCGTGTCCGAGAGCGCCAGCGCTACGGACGCCACCAACTGGGGCGGGTCTGTTTATTCGGTGGACATCGCAGAGACGGCGACACTGACCGATGCTGTCAGTTGCGCTATGCAGGCTCTCGCGGCATGCGCCGAGGCAGGCACAGCGACCGACAGCGTAAGCGTGTTGCTGTCTGCTGGCGCTGCGGTCCTAGAGGCTGCCGTAGCCGAGGATGTCGCAAGCGCTGTCGCAGATCTATTGGCGGCGCTGGCAGAGGCGGCGAGCGCGTCAGACAGCGTATCCGCAAGCGGCAGCGGGGATCTTCTGGGCGAGATTGTCGAATCCGCCAGCGCGACCGATGCCTACGTGGTGACAGTGATTCGCGGCATCGCAGTGATCACGCGCGCGCCGCTGCGGCAGATCACGCAAGGCGCGACGCGGCCGGCTGTGCTCGCTGGCATGGTCAGGCCGACGACGAGAACCGGCAGGGGGCGTTAAATGGCAGAGACAGTAGTCACAGCGCCGCCGCAGTTGGAGCCGATCAGCTTGAGCGAGGCCAGGCTGCACCTACGCATTGACAGCGACAACACCGCCGACGATGCGCTGATTGCGGTGCTCATCACCGCCGCGCGCGAGCAGGCCGAGCATGAGACGGGAAGGCGCCTCATCACGCAGACGCGCGAGATGACGCTGGACGCCTTCCCGTGCAGCGGGGAGGCCATTCGCTTGCATACAGACTGCGTGAAGGCGCAGAGCATCGAGAGCATCACCTATCTGGACACGTCGAGCGTCTGGCAGACGATGAGCGCAGACGACTACGGGATTGACCCGCATAGCCTGCCTGGATATGTGTTCGAGGCCGAGGATGCGAATTGGCCGCTGGACGTGTCCGACAGCGCTAACGCTGTGCGCGTCAAGGTGGTTTGCGGATACGGCGACGCGGCGACCGACGTGCCCGATGCGGTGCGTCAATGGATGCTGATGCAGATCGGCGCCATGTACGCGCAGCGCGAAAGCATCGTTCTGGGGATGAGCGTATCGGAGGTGCCGATGCGCTTTGTTGATCGGCTGCTTGACCCGTATCGGGTGTACTGCGGATGAGCTACATGGCCGGCCCCATGCGCGAGCGCGTGAAGCTGCAGCGGCCAGCCACGGGCATCGACGCGCGCGGCCAGGCGTCGGACGAATGGGTCGATGTCATCACGGTGTGGGGACGCGTCGAGCCTATCCGCGGTCGCGAGTATTTCGCCGCCTCTCAGGTGCAGGCAGCCGCCGACGTGCGTATCACGATCCGCTACAGGACAGACATCGACGCTACATGGCGGGCGGTGCATCGGGATGTCCCGCACGCGCTGGTGTCGCCGCCCATCGACCCGAACGCGCGCAAGGAAACGCTGGAACTGATGTGCACGACAGGGGCGCGCGATGGTAGGTGACGGCATCAAGGTGACGGTCACCGGCCTGCCTGACCTGAAGGCCGCGCTCGCGTCCGTTGTGCCGAAGCTTCGCAAGCGCGCGCTGCGCGATGCGCTGCGGGCAGGCGCAAGGGTCGTGCAGCGCAAGGCGCGGTTGGCGACCCCGGTGCTCAAGATCAGCACCTATAGCGGCATCAGCGCATTGCGGCGTGGCGTGCGCAAGATGGGCACTGTCAAGAAAGCGATCAGCGTGCGGACCAGCAAGATCAGCACGAGGCGCGGTGATGTAGGCGTGTTCGTGAACGTGCGCCCAGCCAAGGGCGGCCAGCGCGGCGCCAAGAGCCCGAACGATCCCTTCTACTGGCGCTGGCTCAACTTCGGGTGGAACCCGGCCGGTGATCGCACGCGCGCGGGCAAGCGTGAGCGCCGCAGGCTGAACCGCGTCGGGTCTGCGAAGGCAAAGCCTGGCGCGCGTTTCCTCGAAGCTGGCGCGCAGGCGTTGCGTGAGGCGCTTCAGATCTTCACGCGCGAGATCGGCCCGCGCATCGCCAAGTTGAACAAAGGAAAGAACGCGCAGCCATGAGCGCAGAGACTGACTTCCGCGCGGTGCTGGCATCTTACGCGCCGCTGACTGCGTTGGTCGGCACGAGGATCGCGCAGAACGCTGTGCCGCAGGGTGCATCGCTTCCCTACGTAGCGTTCACCGCCACGCATACGCCGGAGTACGGCATTGACAACACGCTGCACGCTGATCTGGTGATGTTCAGCGTCGAATGCTGGGCCGAGAGCGCAACCAGTGCCGACGCGGTGGCTGCGCAAGTGCAGGCGGCGCTGCTGGCAGAGGGCGTTGTCTGCACGGCATCCGGCGGCACGTATGACCCTGAACAGGGCTTGGACGCTACGGCGTTGCAGGCTGAATGGTGGGTGACATGAACGCCACCGCCAAGCAAGTCAGGCCCGCCACGCGCGGGCCTTTTCATTTCCACCAGCCGGGCGCCGCCCGCATCAACCGCAAGAGGTAAACCATGGCAACCATCGTCGGGCGCAACGTCAAGGTCGAAGTCGCCCTTACTTTCGATTCGCCCATTTCTCCTACGGCAGTCACCAAGGCAAACCCCGCGGTGGCGACGCTAACGTCTCACATCGTCGATACGGCAGATGTTGGGTACTGGACCGTCACCGCGGGCATGGTCGAGCTGGCAGAGCAGGCGGTGTATTGCACCGACACTGACGCGAACACGTTCACCATGAACGGGCTCGACACATCGGGCTACTCAACGTTCACGGCCGGCACGCTCACGACGGCGGCCACCTGGGGCACGATCAGCGAAGCGGCGAGCTATACCGTCGGCGGTGGCGCGGCGAATGCGCTGGACGACACCCGCCTGATGGATGTGCGCACGCGCAACGTGGCGGGGCTTCTGGCGCCGCAGGACCTGACTGTCGATGTGCGCAACGGTGTCACGCAGGGAAGCGCAATGGCCTTTGTCGAGGCTGCGGCACGCAACGGCACCGCGTGCCTGTTCCGCATCGCGCAGGGTTCTACCGTGCTTCGCGTCTACTACGGCGTGCCGTCTGTGCCAGGCGAGTCCACGGCAGCCGGTCAGCTAGCGTCAGGGCAGTTCAACGTGATCGGCGCCGGCTGGGCGCTGAAGCCGAATGTCTGATGACATCCTGCAGCGCGTGCTAGCCGCGCGCATCGTATGGGCGGATCTGCCTGGCAAGGCTGGCAAGGCTGTACGCTTTACGCGCCCTGGACTGGACGAGCAGTATCGCCTGCTGGAAGCGAAGGGCACGGAACGCATCCGCGGCTATCTCGGGCTGGTCAATGATTGGCGCGGGTTTGTCGAAGCTGACGCAATCAAAGGTGGCGACCAGCTAACGTTGATCGCGTTCTCGCCAGAGCTGCTTTTTGCCATGTGCGAGGACAACGGCGATTTGCTAGCCGCTGTCCTAGATGCACTAAAGACCAAACGCAGCCAGATGTCCGAAGCCGAGGCAGCCGAAACGGGAAACTCTCCGCCCTCCTAGACGCCCATGCGGGAGTAGTCTGGGAGGGCGAAGATGCTCCGACTGAGAAGCCGGCAGACATCGCCGCGACGCACGTCTACGCGATGCTTGCGAACGGCATGGGCGGGCTTGACTGGGGCGCGCTGCCGCTTGCGGTGGCGCACTACGGAATCAGCGACGTGGCCGGGCTCGTGCGCCGGTTGATGGTCATTAAGACGCACCGCCCGCCGGGCAAGGAATAGCGCATGGCACTTGCGACACTCTCCATTGACCTTGAGGCGCGTCTAGCCAAGCTCGATGCAGGCATGACGCAGGCCGGGCGCCTTGCCGAGAAAAATGCCGCGCGCATCGAAGGCGCCTTTGCGCGCACCGGCAAGCTGCTGACCGGCCTTGGCGCTGCCGCAGCCGGCGCATTCAGCGTCGGCGCCGTCGTCGCGTTCGTCCGCACGACAGTGGAAGGCATCGACGCGCTTAACGACTTCGCAGATGCGGCAGGCACGAGCGTGGAGAATG